GACGAATTGAGTAACGTGCAGCAGCATGTGTATCTACAATATGTTTTTCCAATGCTTGTTCAGAAAGAGGAAAATCTGAAATGTAATCATGTTTTTGATTTACCAACATAATGATCCAATGATACTCTGGATTACCATATATCTTTTCTGCAATAATTTCTGGAGTTTCTCCATCAACAATATCGTACTCATCGAATAAAGTTATGTTTTCTAATACTTCTTTACGAAAACGAACATTCCTAGTTATATCTGTTACAACTGTAGTCTTAGTTGTATCTGCATATTTAAAGTCGTATAAAAACTGTGGAAATTCTTTAAAGTACATTATAGACCATCCTCGATTTTGTCTTTAGTAAGTAGTGCCAATTCTCTAAAGTTTAATGTTACATTAATTTGTGTTGGCATACCATTATCAAAGGTAGTAAAGTTACCATTTGGAGTATAATTAATATTCATATCTTGTAGTACACAACTTGTATGACGATGTAGATTTGGATTTTCTAATCCACCCTGATAATAAAAAATATCAAATTCACTTGGATATATGTAAACAAAGTTGTTATTGTCTTTAAATTCTGGATGCATATGATATTTAAATTCATATAAAATTCGTTTAACATTTAGTGCTTCATCTGCACTTCTTGGAAAGAACTGATAATCAAATTGAAATGTTCTAAAGTCAACACCTTTAAAAACTTGTTCTTTTTTAGGGTTTGCTGCTAATCCAGTTGCAGCAGACATCGCTGCACCACCTGTACCTTTAGATAAAGCTAAATTTGTTACTGCAGCTTGGGCAGGATCTCCGAGATCTTTTATTTTACCACCAGTACCAACAGCTTTAAGAATTTCTTCAATACCTGATGATGCCATAGACATGGCCAAAGTATCTTCTTCACTGTATTGCATGCCATAACGAATTTGTAATTGATTGGGTATGTGTAATGCAATGGCAGTTTTTAATCTTTTCTGAGAGCGATTGGCAGAAGCAGCATAGTTAGCTTCTGCTGCTGCCCCAACTGTTGCTAGTGCTGCTGCAGTACCACTGGCACCACCAACACCCAGTGCACTACCTAACAATGCACTACCAGCGTTAAGAGTAGCGTTTGCTGCAAATAACTTAGTTGTATCTAGGTTTTGTGCGATTAAATCACCACGATCTCTAGGTTGTATTTCTTTTACAAATTGTTCATCTCCAAGAATTTTTGATAATTTAGAATCTATGTTAACATTGATGTAAAATATAGCATAGTTTCCTCCGTAACGACCATCAGAAGCAAACAAATCATTTGGATACATATGACTTTGTGTTTTATATTCAGACTTAGTGTCATCTCGTTCAAATGGCGTGGATCCACCTCTTCTTGTATAAAGATTATTAGCTTTTGGTTTTGCGTTATCTGGAACAGCCATTTTAGTCCTTTTACCTAAATAGAGGTTAATCCTTCTTGTTTAATTATTTATGTTCCATAAAAGAAAGTACATCCCACTATTTCCAGAAAAATATACAGGGGATCCTTCAAACATTATTATGAGATCCAGTTGGGAGACAAGATTCGCCTCTTGGTGCGATAAGAATCCTAGTGTATTGAAGTGGAATTCAGAAGAAACAATTATACCCTACAAGTGTCCAACGGATAATCGCATTCATCGTTATTTTGTAGACTTTAAGATTTATGTGAATACAGGTAAAACTTATCTGGTCGAAGTTAAACCAAAAACGCAAACCTTACCACCTATTTATCCTGGAAAAAGAACTCAAAGATATTTGCAAGAGTCTTTGGCTTTTATGAAAAACCAAGCAAAGTGGGAAGCAGCAAGCGAGTTCGCCAAAGATCGAGGATGGGAGTTTAAGATTATAACCGAACACGAGTTGGGTCTATCACCTAAATAAGATTATGGCTAAAAATTCAACAATGCTAGATGTATTCGAACGAAACAAATATGACTTGGCGACCAGCGTCCGAAAGTCTAAGGGATGGTTCGAACAACAGGTCACTCTGCTGACTAAACAACAACTCACCCCAGCAAAAGTGTTAAATGGAAACCCTGATAATTTAGTGACTAGAATAATGCCAGGACATCTGTACATGTATGGTTACGATCCTAAAGGTAAAAAAGATCTTCCTTATTATGATAGGTTTCCCCTAGTTTTTCCATTTAGTAAGACTCCAGATGGATTTATGGGATTGAATATGCATTACCTTCCATACCAGTTAAGGATTAGACTTCTGGATGCATTGTTAATGTTTAAATCTAACAGTCGTATGGATGAAACCACAAGACTAAAGTATTCATGGCAAGCTATCGATGGAGTATCTAAATTTGCACCTGCTCAGCCTTGTGTGAAACGATATTTAAGCGGTCATGTAAGAACACAATTTAGACAAATACCTTCTGATGATTGGGCAACTGCTATGTTACTTCCAGTTGAACGATTTATTGGAGCATCCAAACAAGAAATATGGTCGGATTCGATCAAAAAAATAAAAAGAGTTTAAAATGAGTCTAGACAAATTTATTGCTAATGTTAAATCTGGTGGTTTAGCCAGAACTAATAGGTATACTGTATTTTTCACTCCTCCATCTAATAAAGATACTGAACAAATTTTTTTATATTGTGATCAAATTCAACTTCCAGGTTTAAACTTTTCTACTATTCAAAATAGAACATTTGGTGAGTTTAGAGAAGTGCCTTACGAAAAACTATTTGGAGACATTACTATGTCTTTTTATGTAGATACTGGTATGAAAGTTAAAGTTCTTTTTGATGAGTGGATGGCATATATTCAAGATCCTACTACAAGAACATTTAAATATTATAATGATTATACTTGTGATATGATGATCGAAGTTCAAGACTTAAATGATAACACAAAATATAAAGTAAACCTATTTGAATGTTATCCTAAAACTATGGGTGCTATTCAATTAGATTATGCTTCTAAAGATATTATGAAACTATCGATGACCATGCAGTACAAATATTTTGAAACTTCTGGAATACAACAGTTACAAACTGAAGAAATAGTTACAACTGATAATATTCAAGATTTTATTAATGACTTCACTGGTTATGAAACAGGTGATGTTGGATACCGATTACCATTCGATGACTTTAACCCTAAGACTTTTTAAATAAAATATAATGAAAATTCATGACACATTATCTGCCGAGTTCGGTATTCAACCAATGGGCAACACTGAAGTGATAACAAAGACTGGAGAAGTTATTAACGACTCTACAAATAAAATTCAAGATGATTTCGATATCACTCGAAACAATCTTCGTATTTTACTCCAGCAAGGGCAGGAAGCACTACAGAAGTCACTCGACGTGGCTATGCAGTCTGAGCATCCAAGAGCATTTGAAGTTGTTGGAAATCTAATGAAACAGTTGGCAGATATAAACCAACAATTATTAGATCTACATCAACAGAAGCAAAAACTAGACTCACCAAAAGAAAGGTCTGGAAAAGAAGTGACGACTAACAATGTTATCTTTACAGGTAGCACTGCTGAATTGAATAAGCTAATTAAAACTATGTCTAAAGGAGAATAATTATGGCATTACCGTTAAACAATGCACCAGTTTACAATCTGGTGGTTCCATCAACAAAACAAACTGTTAAGTTTCGTCCATTTTTAGTTAAAGATCAAAAGGCACTAATGCTGGCACAGCAAAGTGAAGATCAAAAGGTAATGGTGGATACATTAAAAACAGTTATCAAATCTTGTGTACTAGATCCTATTGATGTAGATACTTTTGCAATGTTTGATTTAGAGTATATCTTTACTCAGCTGCGAGCTAAATCAGTTGGTGAGACTGTGGAATTACTTATGTCTTGTGATGAAGATCATGGCGAAGAAAATAAGTTAGCCAAAGTTAAAATGTCTATAGATTTAACAAAAATTGAAGTAGAAGCATTACCTGATCACACAAACAAAATTGATATGTGGGGTGATGTTGGCGTGGTAATGAAATATCCTTCAGTAGATATCATTAAAAAGTTTGGTACAATTAATAATAACGATACCGAAACTGTATTTGAAATTATTACTCAATGTATAGAGTACATCTATGATGGTCAAGAAATATATCATGCTAAAGAGCAAACCAAAGATGAACTTCTACAGTTTGTAAATAATTTAACTACAGATCAATTTCAAAAGATTCAAAGATTCTTTGAGACCATGCCAAAATTAAAATATGATGTTAATTACAATTGTCCTGTTTGCTCTAAAGCACATACAGTTAGGTTGGAGGGAATGGACAGTTTTTTTTAATAAACCTTTGTCATGATAATCTAACGAATTACTATAAAATGAATTTTGCATTGCTACAATATCATAAGTATTCACTCGTTGACATTGAAGATATGATACCCTTTGAAAGAGATGTTTATATTCATATGTTAACACAATACTTAGAAGAAGAAAAACAAAAAATGGAGAGCAGAAAATAATGCAAGCAGTACTAGAAAAACAAAAATCAAATGTAATCCAATTTCCATCTAAAACAGTTAGTGGCGATGGAGGTGGCACAAGTGCATTTGTACCTGTCGTTAAAGAGTTGATTTCTAGTATTAAAACATTGACAAGTGTAATGATTGGACAGGCAAAGGGTTCACAGGGAGTAACATCAGCTAAAGCTGGCGCACCTACTGACTCATTAAATTCTAGTTTAGAGTCTGAAGTTGAAACTGGTAGATATCAAGAAACTCAATTAAATGTATTAAAGAAAATTGAAGAAAATACAAGACCTATTACAGCAGAAAAGGTTAAAGATTCAAAAACAGATGGTGGTTTAAGTCTTGGAGGTATTGCAAGTATTATCGCTATAGCTGCAGGAACTTTTGCTGGTTTAGTTACTGCATGGGTAAAGACTGTTAAACTTTTAGTTGTTGGAATCGGTGTTGGCATCGAAAAGATGGTTGTATTTTTATCTAAGTTTTTTCCATCTTTAAAAACAATTCTATTTAATATTGAAGTGACAGTTATGTTACTGGTTGAGAACATGAAAGGTATTTTTAAAAATGTAGTTGGAAAGATAGGTAGTATATTTAATGGTGCAGTAGATTTCTTCAAAGGAATCTTTGGTGAAGGTTCAATGATCGGTAAAGTCATCACTAGCATAAAGACTGCTGTGACTGGATTCTTAGAACCAATTATTGCGGGATTTAAAACAATCTCTGAAGTTAGTGGACCAATTGGTAAAGCAGTTCAATTTGTTAAAAATGCTCTTGGCAGTATGATGGAATTCTTTGCAATGATAGGATCTAAATTAGGTTCGTTCGGTACATTATTTTCTGCAGTATCAAAAATAGTATCAAAAATTGCATACCCACTAATGATTATCATGTCTATCTGGGATACAGTCAAAGGTGCATTAGCTGGATGGGAAGAAGGTGGTTTCATTGGAGCAATCGGTGGTGCAATCAAAGGACTATTCAATGGATTAGTATTTGGTGTACTTGATATGATCAAAGGTGCTCTATCTTGGATTGCTGGAGCACTAGGATTTGATGCAGTAGAAGAATTCTTAGACTCATTCTCTTTTGCAGATATGTTTAGTTCTCTTGTAGATGCTATCTTGTTTATACCACAACAGATACAAAATTTGATTATGGATGGATGGGAGGAAGGTGGTTTCGTTGGAGCAATCGGTGGTGCGATCACAGGATTACTCAATGGATTGGTGGGCGGTGTACTTGATATAATGAAAGGTGCTCTATCTTGGATTGCTGGAGCACTAGGATTTGATGCAGTTGAAAAGTTTTTAGATTCATTCTCTTTTGGAGATATGTTTAGTGGCTTTGTAGACGCTTTAATGTTTATACCGAAAAAACTTCAAGAAGTTATTATGTCTCCAATTGAATCATTTAAAAAACTTGGTTCTTTTATTTCTGATGCGTTCAAGCCAATATCTGCAGCCATGGGAATGCTGGTTGATGCTGCTTTACTCATACCAAAAACACTATTACAATTATTGAATGATTATATTATTGATCCGCTATCAAATGCCTTTAAACCAGTTACTACTTTCTTTAAAAGTATTGCTGAAAAGGTAATGGGATTCTTTGAAGACTTTGGTATTCCAGAAATGGGATTCTCTGTTCTTGGTAAAAAGTTTTCTATTGGTCCATACTATCCATTTAGACCAGAAAAGGGATCCAATCGTGTTGGTGGCGGTAGCAGTATGGAAGAAACTTCTAATAAAGATGGAGAAACATCTACCTTTAAACAATCTGTAGTAAGCAGTGGTGGTACTGAGTCTTCAGCCGATCGTACTAACGAAACGGCAGCCCAGAAACGAAGACGAGATGAATGGGCGAAGGACAAAACTAATGTTCTAAACACTAGTGAGAAAGTTGTTGATGGTAAAGCTACATATAGCGACAACTTAGCAACCTTTGATCCAGCTACTAGTAAATCTACTCTATCTGGTGATGCTGTACTTGCTCAAAGAGAAGGTACACTAGCAGCTGGGCAAGAAACTAGAGAAATTAGTAAACGTGCATTCAGTAAAATTAAATCCAACGCTTTATCAGGTAATAAACAAGAAGTTGCTGATATCGTTAAGGAAGATGATGCTTATCAGAAGTTAAGTTTCTTTGATAAGATGAAAGTTGATGTTGGTTATGCCAAGGCAGCTGATCTGTTAGTTGCTGCTTCTCCAACAAAAACTGCAACAGCAGAAAAAGTTACACAACAGTCTTCTGATAACGCAGTTGCTAAGATGCCGACACAGACTGCACCATCTAATAATAATATTGTTAATGCTCCAGTTACAACTAATAATAAAACTACGCAACTAATTAAATCACCAACTAGAAACCAAGAATCTTCTCAAACAAAGTATCTGGATAGTAGATACGTTTTCTAAAAACAAAATGGGCTACCTAAGTAGCCCAGTTAAATAACTAATTTTATTAATTAGTCTTCTTTAGCAATCTTCTCAAAATAAGACATTACATCATCATCATCATCAACACTTTTAGGTGCTGGCGCAGATTTAGAAGCAATCTTTGATGCAGATGCTACTGGACGATCTTCATCTTCAGCGATCTGTACAGCAGACTTGCTAGCAAAAGAATCACCAGACAAAACCTCATTTAGTTTCTTCTTCAACTCATCATAAGACTTGAAGTTCTTACGATCTGTAAACTCAGACAACTTAACCTGAGACTTTGCAATGTGAAGAATAGATTCATCATCATTAGCAATTGCTGCTGGTTCCATAAATGCAGACTCATCATAGTTAGCGTAACCATCTTTCTTACGCATA